CGATCCGACGACCTGCGTGGTCGAATTTGAATTCCGCGTGGTGCATGGACTCAACCGCATCTATCTCACCGCGCATATCAGCGTTTAAGGAGGAATGAGCATGGCGACGAACAGAATCCCGACCTCTGCGGACATCTATCTGGAGGTCAACGGAAGCCGCGTGGCGGTCGTGCAGAGCTACAAGGTGACGGCGACGCGCTCCAGCAAGGCGATCTATGCCTTCGGACAGGAGGCTCCGGTGGCGACCATCCGGGGGCAGGGAAAGTATACGCTCGAGCTGACGCGCATTTACGCGACGGACGAGGCCATCCGCGACGGCATCGACTTCATGGAGCTGGATAATTTCTCGCTGGTCGTATGCAAGCCCGACCGGAACGTGATCTATTCCGGCTGCCAGTGGAGCCAGATGCAGGAGAGCGCCGAGGTCGGCGGAAACGTGATGGAAAAGGTCACGGTCGAGGCGGCGCGCCGGACGGAAACGAGTCTGTGATGGAAAAGGCACTGCTGCATTTTCTGGGAGGCAGAAGAAAAACGGACGTTTCCGCGCTGGAGCTGCGGCTCATTCCGGCAGCGGAGCTTTTGCAGGCGCAGAGAGAGGCGGAGACGCTGGCGGACGGCGATACGGCGGCGCTGGGCCTCTGTCTGAACGCCTGCATTCTGGCGCGGGCCGCGTTCGGCAAAAACGGCAAAAGAGCGTTCGCCGACGGCGCGGAGGTTTTGCGGCGCGTGCATGCGGAGCGGATCGGCCATTGGGCGGAACGGTATCTGGCACTGTGTGCGGAGGAAAATCCGCCGTGCAGCGCCGAAAACCGCAGAAGGCTCGGGCAGGCGCTGGAAAATGCGCCGTATGAGCGGCTCAAGTGGAGGGTGCTGCGAAGCTTCGGCGTTCTGCCCTCCGAGGCGCGGGCCAGAGAGATGACGGATGGCGATTATCTCTACTGCGTGCTGCACATGACGCTCGACGAGGAAGAAAGGCTGGAGCAGCTCTGCCCGGAGTGCCGCGCACAGGCGGAGAAAAGCACCTGCCTTTGCTGCGGCGCGCCGCTGGCGGAGGTGAATCCCAGCTTTGACGAGGACAGATTTGAGGAGCTGAGGAAACAGTGACCTATGTGGAAAGAATCCTGCAGATGCAGGCGGAGGTCGCGGCGGAGCTTCAGCCGGAGGCGGACGAGGCGCTGACGGTCTACCATTGGAGCGTGGGCGTCCGGCCGGAGGCCGGTACGCAGGATTTGGAGACGGAGCCGGGGACGGCGGAGGCGCTAAGCCTGCCTGCGGATATGCAGACGCCGGACAGGCCCGGAAAGGCGGACGGCGCGGAGCCGCTTTTGCGGGAGCTGCGGCGGCTTGAGGACGCGCAGCTGCGGGCGGCGCTGCTTACGACGCAGACGGAGGGAGAACGGCAGCTGCGGACGCTTCAGCAGATGCAGAGCGTGCAGCCGTCGGCGCAGGCGGGCAGCGCGTTTTCCGGCGGACTGATCGGGCGGCTCACACAGACGCTGGAAACGGAGGGCGTTTCCAGCATTCAGGCGCTGCGCTCCATGGGCGAGATCTCCCGCTTCTTTGAGCGCGATGCGCGGAGATATGGAGGGTGACGGAAATGCTGAATATGCAGTATAAGTCCTTTGTCTGGCCGAACAATCCCAAAACCTACACGCTCAGCTGCGAACGGCGGACGGTCGTGCAGAAGATCCCGATGGGCGGCTTTGAGGTGCAGGATCTGGGCGCGACCTGCATGGTCCTGCGCGGAGAGGGCGAGTTTTTTGGGCCGGACGCCATGCGGAATTTCAGCCTTCTGGTGCAGACCTTCCGGCAGGATGGCGCGGGTACGCTGCTCCATCCGGCATGGCAGGGCGCGCAGGCGTTTTTTACGCAGCTCCAGCTGACGCAGGAGCCGCGTGAGGACTATGTGGCGTATCGCTTCGAGTTCTGCGAGAGCGCGCCGCAGCAGGAACTGAAAACGGCCTATGTGACGCGGCGGAGAGGACGCGGCGGGAAGATCTACTACACGGTGCGAAGCGGCGAGACGCTCTGGCATGTCTGCTCGAAATATGAGCTGAGCATGGCGGAGCTGCTGGAAATGAATCCGGGGCTTTCCAGCCCGACCCGGCTCACGCTGGGACAGAAGGTGAGGGTGCAATGACCGGCTATGTGAGAACGTGCGACGGGCGGCGGCTGACGCTGCCCGCGCTTTTGCAGTGGAGCGTCAGGCTGACGGACGGCGACCCCTGCGACAGCTTTTCCGTCCGTTTTCTGTATGAAGCGGAGCTGGCCGAAGCGCTGCGGAGGGCGGTGCTTTTCGAGGCGGAGGAGCTGGGAAGGATGGTTTTTACCGGCGTTGTGGACGACTACGAGATCCGGATGGATAAAAAGGGGCTGCTCGTGGAGATGACCGGGCGCGGACTTGCGGCGCTGCTGCTGGACAATCAGGTGCGGGCGGCGGAATATGTCCGCGCACAGCTGGAGGATATCCTGAGCACCTATGTCCGGCCGTATGGCGTTGTGAACATCCGCGCGGCGGCGATGCCGCCGGTGGAGCGCTTCGTGGTGGAGACAGGCTACACCTGCTGGCAGGTGCTGGCGGGCTTCTGCCGCCACAGCGCGGAGATTTTCCCGCGCTTTCTGCCGGACGGAACGCTGGTGCTGGGAGAGACGGAAAAGATTCAGACCGTCCGGCTGCGGCAGGGGCGGTGCATCTCGGCGGCGCTCAGTGACAGCCGCTATGGGCTAAGCTCCCGGCAGATCCTCGTCAACACCCGCACCGGACAGCAGATCGCGGCGGAAAACAGCGAGTTTCTGCGGCGCGGCGGAAGCTGCGTGAAGGTGCAGGGACTGACCGGGAACAAGGTGCGCGCGACGTGGCGGACGGCAGCGCAGCGGCTGGAGGATGCGCGGCGGGACAAGCATCTGATCGAGGTCTGCGTGCCGGGAAGCTTTACGGCGCAGCCGCTCGACCGGGTCGAGCTGACGCTCCCGGCCATGGGGGTCGAGGGTGTGTTCACGGTGCAGACAGCGGAATCGGTCTGCGGAGACGCGGGCGTCAGCTGCACGCTGACATTGAGGGAATGATATGTGGCTTTCAAAGAGAATCGTACAGGAAACGCCGGAATTTGAACCGGCGACGCTGGGAACGGTCTCCATTGGCGGCGAGGATGCGGCGGTGGTGACGGACGGCGAAAAGCGAAACGCACGGGTGATCTCTCCCGGCGGCTACTGCTGGCAGCCGTCCGCCTCGGACAGCGTGCTCGTTATCAAGGGAAACGAGCTTTATGTGCCGGGCGTTTTGCAGAGCGGCGGCGCATTGCAGCCGGGCGAGGTGCTCATCTACTCGGGCGGCGCGTCGATCCGGCTGAAAAACTCGGGCGAGATCGAGCTGAGCGGCAGGGTGGAGATCTCCGGCGAGGCATTTGTAAACGGCAGGAGGGTCTTGACGGAATGACGGAAAATTTACTGCGCGGCGGAGACTATGTGCCGGACGGCTTCGGCGGCTTCGTGCGCTTGCAGGAGGAAGAGGCGCTGCTGGAACGGGCGCTGTTCAAGCTGACGTGCCGGAGAGGGGCGTTCCCGTTCCTTCCGGAGCTGGGAAGCCGCCTGCGTGAGCTTGGCAGGCTCCGGCCCTCCGCACGGAACGCGGCTGCGCAGCAGTATGCCGCGCAGGCGCTGGAGGGTATGGGTATGGAGGTCACGGGCGCCCGGGTGCGGATGGTCTCCGACGATCAGGCGGACGTGGCTATCGAGCTGGTCTATGACGGAGCGCAGAGAACGGTGGAGGTGACGGTATGAAGGAAATTGCGGAAATTTATGGGCAGATGCTGGAGACGTTCGAGGAAAAGACCGGGTTTGCCATGGACGATACGGCCGATCTGGCCGTGCGGCTGTATGCTGCGGCGGCGCAGCTTCAGGCGCTCTATATTTACGCAGACTGGGCGCTGACGCAGAGCTTTCCGCAGTGCGCGGCGGGGCAGTATCTGGACTATCACGCGCAGCTGCGCGGCATTACGCGAAAGGGCGGACACAGGGCGGAGGGAGTCCTCCGCTTCCGGCTGGAAAGCGCGCGGCCGGATGCGCTGACCATCCCGGCGGGCGTCGTCTGTACGACGGCGGGACTGGTACGCTTCGTTACGACGGAGGAGGGCGTGATCCCGGCGGGCGCGCTTTATGCAGACGTCGCGGCGGAGGCGGAGTCGGTGGGTACGGCCGGAAACGTACCGGCGCAGAGTGTGACCTTCCTCACAAAAGCACCGACCGGCGTGTCGGGCGTGACGAATCCGGCGGCGTTTCAGGGCGGCAGCGGAGACGAGGACGACGAAAGTCTCCGCGAACGCATTCTGGACAGCTTCCTCCGGCTCCCAAACGGCGCGAACGCGGTGTTCTATGAGCTGCGCGCGCTTTCTCACAAGGGCGTGGACGCCGTCCGCGTCATTCCGCGCGACCGCGGGATCGGTACGGTCGGCGTGGTGGTGGCTGCGTCGGACGGTGCGCCGAAGCAGGCGCTGCTGGACGAGATCCAGCAGGATCTGGACAGCGTGCGCGAGATCGCCGTGGATGTGCAGGTGATGGCGCCGGAGCTTCAAAGCGTGGATGTGACGGTGAAGCTCTGGCCGAAGCAGAAAACCAGCTTCGCGGACGCCTCCGCCGCTGTGCAGACGGCGCTGCGGGCGTTTTTCACCGGCAGCCTGCTCGGCAGGGCCGTCTACCGCGCACAGCTCGGAAAGGCCGTCCTTGACACGGGCATGGTGGAAAATTATCAGATCGTGGAGCCTGCGGCGGATATTGCGGAAAACGCAAGGGCTTTGCCGCAGCTTGGAACGCTGACGATCCTGGAGGGTGAGAGATGAGCTGCACGGAAGAGCTGATCGCGCTTTTGAGGCCGCTCGGCGTCTACAACTTCCGGGAGGGGAGCTTTTCACTCGGTGAGCTTCAGGCACTCGGAAAGGCGCTCGACGAGCTGGAGACGTGGGCGCAGACCGCCCAGCGGGAGAGCATCGTCCTGACGGCGCAGGCGGAGGGACTGGAAAGAATGGAAGCGCTGTTCCGGCATGGCGCGGTGGAGCAGGATACCGAGGCACGCAGAAAAGCCATCGCCGCGTTTTTGCAGATCGGCGGCGACAGCTTCACGGCCGCGGCGCTGAATCGCTGCCTGCGCGCGTGCGGCGTGCCGTGTACGGTGGAGGAAACGGGCGAGGTCAACCGCGTCAAGGTCTGGTTTCCGGGCGTTATGGGCGTCCCGGAGGGCTTTTCGTGGATGCGGGCCGTGATCGAGGATATTTTGCCGTGCCAGCTTGGAATTTTTTACTGGTTCCGATACTGCACATGGCAGGAGACGGAGCAGTACCGGCTGACATGGGGCGCACTGAACGCCATGTCGTGGACGGCGTGGATGCTCTATCACGAAGGGCCGGTGGAGCCGTAAAAAACAGCCGGAGGCAGCTGCCTCCGGCTGCGGCGCGTTTCTTCATCCCGGTTCCATGTTTACATCTCCCGATAAAAATGGTATAATGATTAAATCTCATGAAAAGGAGGGGACGCATTTGGGTCTCCCTGCGAAGCTGGTACGTTCCCAACTGAATTTCTTCAAGCCTTTTGTCGCCAACTGCTCTCTGGAGGTCACGCGCAAGGGTCAGGACAAGCTCGGCGAGCTGATGGAAGCCATCCACCGGCGCGATGTCTATGTCCGCGACCATGATTTCGGCCTGTTCTCCGGCGCGTGGCTCATACCAAAGGATGAGCGGCGGCAGGGCGTTGTTTTGTATCTGCACGGCGGCGGCTACACCTGCGGCAATCTCGACTATGCGAAGGGCTTCGCCGCGACGCTGGCCGACGAATGCGGCGTGCGCGTATTCTGCGCGGCCTACCGTCTCGCGCCGGAAAACCGCTATCCCGCCGCGCTGGATGACGCCGTGGAAAGCTACCGTTATCTTCTGAAAAAGGGCTACCCGGCCCGGCAGATCCTGCTCTGCGGTGAAAGCGCGGGCGGCGGTCTGATCTATGCGCTGTGTCTGAGGCTGCGGGAACTGAAGCTGCCGCTTCCCTGCGGGCTGATCGGCATTTCGCCGTGGACGGATCTGACCGGCTCCGGCGAATCCTACGTCAAAAACCGCGACATCGATCCGTCCATGACGCCGGAGCTTCTGAAATTCTATGCCGAATGCTATACGGACGATCCCACGGACCCACTCTGTTCGCCGCTCTTCGGCGAACTGAAGGGACTGCCGCCGTCGCTGCTGTTCGTCGGCGGCGACGAGGTCATGCTGGACGATACGCGGATGCTGCACGAAAAGCTGCTGAAAAGCGGCTGTCAGAGCAAGCTTATCATCGCGCCCGAGCGCTGGCACGCCTATGTGCTCTACTACCTGAACGAAAACATGTCCGATTTTGAAACGATCGGCGATTTCATGACGAAGGTGCTCTCTCCGGCGAAGAAGCTCCGCTGGATGCGGCTGGACAACGCGGCGAAGATCTATCCCGCCGCCAAGCGCCGCGGCTGGACGAACTATTTCCGCCTCTCCGCCACGCTGACGGAGAATGTGGACGTGCCCGTCCTGCGCACGGCGCTGGATGTGACGGTGCGCCGCTTCCCGTCCATCGCCGTCCGGCTGCGCCGGGGCGCGTTCTGGTATTACCTTGAGCAGATCCCGAAGGCGCCGCCTATCGAGGAGGACAAAAGCTATCCGCTCGTCCACGTCCCCTTCGACGATATCCGCAAATGTGCCTTCCGGGTGCTCGTCTATCATGACCGCATCGCCGTGGAATTTTTCCACGCCGTAACGGACGGCACCGGCGGCCTGATTTTCCTCAAGACGCTCGTCGCCGAATACCTGTGCCAGAAATACGGCGCACAGATCCCCGCCGAATGCGGCGTGCTCGGACGGCTCGAGGAACCCAGTGAAGACGAGCTGGAGGACAGCTTCCTGCGCTATGCCGGCGACGTAAAGGCCAGCCGGAAGGAAGCGACCGCGTGGCATTTGTGCGGCACGCCGGAGCCGGACGGCTTCCTGAATCTTACGACCATGATGCTCTCCGTCGAACAGGTCAAGGCCTGCGCCAAGGCGCACGGCGTCAGCGTGACGGAATTTCTCGCCGCCGCGATGCTGGAGGCAATCTGCCGCCTTCAGGCGGAGCAGGTACCGCGCCGCAGCCGCCGCAAGCCCGTCAAGGTCCTGCTTCCGGTCAACCTCCGGCGGCTGTTCCCAAGCAGAACGCTGCGGAACTTCGCCTCCTATGTGACGCCGGAGATCGACCCTCGCATGGGCGACTATACCTTCGACGAGATCTGCTCCATCGTCCATCACCGGATGGGTCTGGAAAACGACCGCCGCATGATGGCCGCGAAAATTGCGACAAACGTCGCAAGCGAAAGATCTCCGATCCTGCGGATCATGCCGCTGTTCGTCAAAAACATCGCCATGAAGGCCGTTTTTGATACGGTCGGCGAGTGCAAATCCTGCCTGTGCATGTCCAATCTCGGCGCGGTGCAGATGCCGGAGGCTATGGCCCCCTATGTCCGCCGGATGGACTTCATCATCGGCGTGCAGTCGCGCGCGCCGCATAACTGCGGCGTGCTCTCGTGGGGCGATACCATGTATATCAACCTCATCCGCAACATCCGTGAGCCGGAGCTGGAGCTTCACTTCTTCCGTGTGCTGCACGGCCTCGGCCTGCACGTCAAGGTCGAGAGCAACCAACGTGATTAAGGAGGAACCACAATGTATTGTGTAAAATGCGGCGCGGAGCTTGCCGACAGCGAAAAGAAGTGCCCGCTCTGCGGCACGACCGTTTTCCATCCGGAGCTTCCGCGCACCCTCGCCGATCCGCCCTTCCCGCCTGACCGGCGCATCCGTCCGGAGGATGTCAACCGCTCCGGCGTTCTGTTTGTGCTGACTGTTCTGGCGCTGCTTCCGGCCGTGATCTGCCTGCTGTGCGACTGGCGCATCAACGGTGGGATCGTCTGGTCCGGCTACGCCTCCGGCGCGATCGGACTTCTCTATGTTCTGGCCATTCTTCCGCTCTGGTTCCGGCATCCGAATCCGGTCATTTTCGTCCCGGTCGATTTCATTGCCATCGGGCTGTATCTGCTTTACGTCGATCTGGCGACCGGCGGGGACTGGTTTTTGAGCTTCGCCTTCCCGGTGACCGGCGCGATCGGGCTTCTGGTCAGCGCCATGGTCGCACTGACGTATTATCTGCACGCCGGATATCTCTATATCTACGGCGGCGGTCTGATCCTCGGCGGCGGACTGGCCGTGCTGATCGAGTTTCTGCTCAATCTCACCTTCCATGTCCACCAGACCTTCTTCTGGTCGTTCTATCCGCTGGCGGCGGGCGTCATTCTCGGCCTGATGCTGATCGTCATCGCCATCTGCAAGCCGCTGCGCGAATCGCTCCGCCGGAAATTCTTCCTGTGAGTCAGGCATATAAAAACAGCCGGAGGCAGCTGCCTCCGGCTGTTCAGTTTGTCGTAAAACCTCGTAGAGTTCCGCCGCGCGCGGCTGCGTGACCCAGTGGTTCCCCTTGCGGCATAGCCGCTGCGGTCGGAGATGAAAGAGACGCCGCCGGCGTCTTTTTTTAACGCTCCGACATCGGAAAACATGCACTTCTTCAGTCGGCGTCACGCCCGCGCTCAGGCGTCCCGCGGCTCCATCGCGTCGTGCAGCGTGTCGGTGATCGCGCCGCGGAAGAGGCTCCCGGCGTTGCCGTGGACGACGTTCAGTGCCGGGACGGCGTGATTCATCGGCGTATTGCCCTCCATGAAGAGGTCGATGTCCAGCATGAACACCTTTTCCTCCTGCGACTGGCGGGTCTGGTTGTTGATCTTGCGCAGCATTCCCGGGCCGCACTTGATGTTGCACTTTGCGCCGCCGGGCATGGCCGCCGTGATATTCTGCTCATTTTTGAGGAAAGCGCCCTCCTGCGCGTCGTCGTCGCCCATCAGGCCGAGATAGCCCGGTTGGATCAGCTCGCGCCACTGCGCATTCTCCAAGCCCAGCTCCGCCTTGCGGAAGGCGTTGATATACCGCAGGCCGACACGCGAGAAATACGCGGGCTGATATGCCTGAATGAACGCGGCGAGGATGCGGTCGAGCCGCTTGGCGAATTCCTCCCAGCGGGTATAGCCGTGCGTCGAAAGGGCAATAAAGCTCTTGGTCAGGCTGACCTTCCACTGGCTGTCGGCGGAGATGAACTGATAGTTGTTGACCGTCCCCTGCGGCGTCAGCTTTCCGCCCGCCTGCTGCGGCGGGAGCTGCTCGACCTTCTTCGCATACTGCGGGTATTCGCCGCGGATGGCATCCTGAAACGCATACGGCTCCTGCGCCTCGATTTTCAGAATGTCCGGAAACCGGAGCTGGCAAATGACCTCGATCAGCTGATTTTTCTCATAAATACAACGGCTCTCCTGTGAAAACATCCCGGCGCCTCTCTTTCTGTTTTTTATTTAGTATATCTCATTTCCGTAAAAAAGCAAGGATATTCCCTTTTTCAGAAAAAAGTGCTATACTAAAAGAAACTTGACTCTAGGAGGAACTGCTATGCATTTTCTTCAACTGCTGGAGGGCATTCGCCTGCCCGCTCTGGACGTCTTTTTCGGCGCGGTCACCTATCTCGGCGACGAGCTGGCCTTTATGGTGCTGGCGTTCGCGCTGTTCTGGTGCGTAGATAAGCGCACTG